GATCTGTTTTGCGTCTATTTTTTCGTCGGTTATTTATTTTTTCTCTATTATTTAAGTCGTATTCTTTTTGGTATTCTGATATTTTTTCCTTATTATTTGAGCGGTATTCTTTTATTTTTTCCTTATTGTTTAATTGGTGTTCTTTTATTTTTTCCTTATTGTTTAAGTAGTATTCTTTAAAATATTCTTTTCTTTTAATTGAATTTTTATAAGGCATTGATATTTTTTTTTACCATGGTTTATAATTTGTTTTGCCTTCTTCATCCCTAGATGCTCTTAAAAGCTGATTTCTATTATTACCAGAGTCCCATGATATATGAATCCACCCACTGTCCGGTTCTCCATCTCGATAAAACTCGAGAATAAGTTGATCAAATTCTAAGTTATCCCTGATCCACTCTGCTAGTTCTTTATTGTCGGTTCCAGCCACTTCGATGTCTGCTGCTTTTCCCTCAATGTGTTGTGATTTAATGGAGCTGCCAATGGCAATATTTAATTCTCCAGAACGATAACCAGAAGAAATAAGAACAGGAGCATCAAAATGAGATCTAATGGGTTGCAATACATTAACACAGAGTGCCTTTAAATTGTCTATATGGGTGGGTGATGGGTTGTTAGATATACCCTTTCGCTCAGCGACTTGAGATTTGACTAACTCACTTAATTGAAAATTTGCTGAGAGTTTCATTATTTTTTTATATCGTAAAACATATCATTAGTGTCGTCTGTTTTCCAGCCTTTGTTCTCTACATTCCACGTTGTAGTTTGGACCTTATAGTCTGGCTTAGTGTTACTAGTAGTAAAATTAGGAATGTTCCACAAAATACGATTATTAGGCGTGAAATAAGAGGGCTCGGGAGGCCATTGATGCAAACCCGAAGACCACACACTCTTCACTTTTTCCATGATGGTCTTTAAGATCATAAAGATACTCCTTACGAATTTTACAATATATAAGAGGAATGTTTGCATTTAAATAACTCATTAATCAAATATATCACCCCATGTTTCACCAGATTCATAATCTACCTTGTTAGGCACCTCTAGTTTAACTGCATTTTCCATGATCCTTGTTATTTTTTCAGCATGTTCTGGAGATTCTACAGACAAATCTAATTCATCATGAATTTGAATATGTGCAATAATACCCTCTTTGTATAAATCTACCATTGCTTTTTTAGTCATATCCGCTGCGCTACCTTGGATTAGTTTATTTAATGCTTTGTAAGTGTAAGCTCGCTTGATCCCTGGTCCGTGTTCCTGGAGTGCCTCTACATGAGGCAATGCTTTATGCATTCCAAAACTATTGGGTTCCCATAGAGGAAACCGGCATAGTCTACCTAGTAACGTTCGTATCTGACCACGTTCCTGGGCTCTATTAGATGCAGCATTAATTAATTGTTTTACGAAAGGAACTTTTGCATGATACTGTTCAAATAATTCCGAAGCCTTATCTTTAGATACACCCAGTTCAGCCTGTAATTTAGTTTTACCCATTCCATAGAACAAACCTAAGTTAATAGTCTTAGCTTGTGATCTAGGGATTTCTGCCATCTCTGCTACCATTTGGTGGAAGTCTGTAGAAGAATCATTATTATATTCTTCTATTACTTCATACACCGAAGGAAACTTATACAGAGAGGCATAGTGTGCAACTAATCTTGGTTCTTGTTGCGAGTAATCGAAACAACCCCAAGTACAACTTTCTTCAGGTAAGAATAAAGAACGAATCATAGGACCCAATTCCTTATTTCTAGCGGGAAGTTGTTGTAGGTTAGGGTTAGAATAACTAAATCTCCCTGTAACCGTTCCTCCTTGATCCGATCTTATTTGATTAATATCGGCATGAATTCTACCTTTATGTTCATGTCTAATAATAGTGTCAATAAAAGTAGTGTGAGCCTTGTTTAATTCCCTAGCTTTTGCTATTTTCTGCACTACAGGATGATTATGTTCTTGAAGAAAATTTTTAGTAAAGGAGGGTGCTTGTGATTTTTCCGTTACATCATAAGGTAAATTTAATTTTTGAAAGATTTTGGCAATGGATCGTGCTGCCCATATTTGAGGTTCTATTCCTGTCTCTTTTTGTACTTCTAGCAATAGTACTTCTTCTTGTTTGGATAACTGTTGTTTCAATTTATGAGCGCCTTCAATATCGATCCTCACCCCTTTAAATTTCATATCAATCAAACAAGGAAATAAATCTGTCTCTAAATTAAAAATAGATTCTATATCTTGATGAATAATTTCTTTCTTCATTATCTGCCATAGTTCTAAAGTAAGTTCTGCGTCTTTTTCGGCATATGCCCCTACATACATTGCTGGTAGTTGCCACATATCCGCCTTAGGATCTAATCCCCTAGACTTAGCTTCTTCATTTAAAGCCCCTTCACTTTTACCATGACCTAAGTAATCCCAACTCAAAGCATTTAAAGAATATTGAAATCTATTCTCATCTACTAAAGAAGCTGCAATCATAGTATCCACGATTAAACCATTGATTTTTATACCTAAACTACGTATCCAACAAACGTCGTACATAGCATTATGAAATATTTTTAAAGCCTGGGATTCACATATATCTTTAAACCATTCTAAAGTTTTCTTGCGATCCATGTTGGGCCCTGATCCGTGAGCAATGGGAAAATAAAACTTTCTTCCTGGTACGGCAACCGCAATACCTACTACTTCTCCATTACCAATAACAGCACCGGATCCTTTAGATTTTAAATCGGGATCTCTTGTTTCTAAGTCAATGGCAATTTCATCATAGGACCGTAAATCAGGATACTCTTCTGGTTCCATCCATTCTGTCTGGGCTACAAATAAAGGTACTTTCATTATACCGCCCCCATAACTATAAAAGTAATAATACAAACACAGGTAATAATACCTAAATCATAAGTTAACACCTCACTATAATCCATTTCGTAACCTTTCTATTTCTAATTCACAATAATGAATTATCTTTTTTAAATCTTCAACTCCATTTTTATCTTTATAGCGCACTACGTACTTGATAACATTTCCTTGAAAAAAACTCAAGTCATTGGTAGTGATAAATGTATAGGGTTGAATTTTATGTTTAGAATAATGATCCCCACCTTCTTGTCTAGAGGTTGGAAACAATCGTTCCATATCTTCTTTAGTTGTCATAATTGATACCCATTCCTTTCTATTTTTGCTCTATGTAAATAGAGTTTTTGTTTTGCTCGTGTAATAGCCACATACCACACACGATGTTCTTCATCTCTTTTACTGAGACTATCTTGTACTGCTCTTCTTATTTTTCTAGCATTATCTAAGATAAGAATAACATTGTCTTCCTCACCGCCTTTCGCGGCATGAATAGTTGACAATCGTACCCTTGCATCCAGAGATAATTTTTCACGGTTAGATAACATTAATCGTATGTATTGAATTTCATCTTGAGGAGCCTTCTCAAAAGCCTCAAACCAAGGTATGTCCGGATCAATTACATCCTTTCCTGTATATTCTTTTACATCAGATAACTCTGATTCTGTTAAAGGAGCTGTTTTAGCTCTTTCGTAATTAAGAATACATTTATATAAACTAACCTTAAAACTTTTTCCTTTTTTAGTTTGGTAGTAGATTCCTTTTTCTTTTAATAAATCCATAATTTCCAAAAGCCTACTCCCTGTTCTAGACAAAATTAGCCAGTTACCTGTATGTAAATTTATTTGATCTAAGTTAAATATTTTCTCTACAGACCCCCCCTCATCTCTAGGTAGATATTTTTTAGTCTTTCTCTTACCTTCTATTCTGTTTAAAACAATTTCTGATAGTTCCTGCACTGCTTTGGGGATCCTTCTAGACTGCTCTAACACTTGTTCATCATCTGCTTTTTCATCTATAAATCTATCTACATCTGCTCCCGCCCAAGCATAGATAGCTTGATCGTCATCCCCTGCTAGATAAATATCGTCTGATTTTTTTCGTAAAATATCAAACATCTTCCATTGGATAGGAGATAAATCCTGAGCTTCATCTATAAAGATAGCTTTGAACTTAGGACATTTTTCTTCTTCTTTAATAAACATATAAATCATGTCATTAAAATCTATTAAACTGTTTTTCTTTTTATATTGATCTAAGTTAATATTAATGTGATTTAACATGTCCCAATCTATTTCTTCCCTTGGATATTCCCCTGTACAATACTCTGCTCTAACGGATATATCTTTATTCTTTGCTCTACCTATTAATTGATAATACAAATTATCACAGGTTAAATAAAAAGATTCCTGATCATTGTTTTCAAATTGTACTCTTATATTTAAAAGCTTACCTAAGTCCTCGTAGTGATAAGGCTGCATAACGTTCTCTTCTTTAAGTCCTAATGTATGAAAAGCTAATGAATGTAATGTTTGAAAATATTTAAGTTTCTTTTTTTCAAAGGGCATTCTATTTTTGGCTTCTGTTGCAGCTTTTTTAGTAAAAGCAAAATAACCTATTTCATCTAAAGAAGCTCCTTCCTTAATGTAACCATTTGCCTTCTCAATTAAATGAGTAGTTTTACCCGTACCTGGAGGACCAAACACTTTATAAATCATTATATAATGTCATCTTTGTTTAGCATTTCAATCAATTCATCAGGAGCATTTTCTTTTTTAAACAGCTCCATGGGAACGCTCATACAATCTACCTGTGGATTAGAGTGTTTTTGAGTCCCTGATTTTGGGTATCTTGGTTTTTTACCAAACTCACCTTTAAACCATTTTTTAATCCATGAGCCTGTCTTACCATCCTCAACTCTCCAATCTTTTCTTCTTAAGAAATCATAGAAGCGTTCATATACAAAATAAGCTTTGTCTATTCCCTTGTCTTCCTTAATCAAAGTAGCACCACTTGCAAAAGATGCGTGACTGGTTGCAGGAACTTGATGAATATATTCTCGAACATATCTAAATAACTTCTCTTTGTTAGTAGTACCTGTTGGTGGTTTTTGACTTTCAATACCATCAAACAATACTTTCATAATCAAAGAATAATCCTTATCTTTAATTTTAGGTAAAAAAATACCCAACTGAGTCGCAACTTGTTTTCTAAAATCCACCTGTACTAAAAAGGCATCCCCTTTTTTGAAAAACATCTGTTCTGATTTTTCATCCCCACTTTTATCCCTGTGAAGAACCGTTAACTCAAACTCCGGTTCATCAAAATTAATTTTAGTTAAGCTAGAAAGGGTAGGCCATTCCATTACATTATCGGTTGCCTTACCAAATTTTCTTTTATAACAAAGAGGTTCCATACAATGTCCAGTAATAACACCGTCCTCACACGTGTAACCGGATTCTGTTTGATTCCAACTCTTTATTTTTTGCTCTACTTTTTTATCGTCCCATTTACCATCGTTTTTAAAATACTCTCTGGCAGCATACCTGACTTTATCTTCCCAACCATCAGGGTATTTTTTCTTAGCAAACACCATATAATTATAAAGAAATCTATCTCTACCATCTTCTAATTTTTCCTTTGCCAATTGCTGCAAACACGGAGGCCCATCTACAAATTCTTTAGGCCCACCTGTTAATTCAGAATTAGTTAACTTTAATACAAAATCTTTTAATTCTTTGTGTGTTTTTTTATTAGCTTCTACTACAGATATATATTGATCAAAGGTAAACTCGTCCCCTGTTTCTGGATTAATAGCTACTCTTTCTTTTTTCCCAAAATAAGGTAGGTTGATAAAGTTACCTGACCTACCCTCTACGTTTGTTTGTTTTGGATAAATTTCTGTTTTAGGATCTAACTTAAGTGTGTATAATAAATTTTTTAAAAATTCTCTAGCAAAAGATGCATTCACATAATGTGCAAAGTGAATATATAAATGAAATCCTCCGCTTTTAGATTTAACTGGTATAACCGGTATTTCTAAATCTTGAATGGTTTTCAGTAATTTTTTAATATCAAAATTTTTATAAACATCTACGTCTATCGCACCGAAAATAACTTCACCATCATTGTTACAAGGTTGTATACCGATAGATATAGTTCCCTCTAAATGTTTTATATAATCAGCATCCTCAATAGGTCTGCCTTTCCAACCGTAATCTTTAATAGGTATCTCTAATTTACCTGTATCTGAATTAACTTTAGCGTTACTTAAATCACAATAGCCAAAATTTCTATCCAACCCGGTAAAAAATTCTATAAACTTTCTTTCCATGTTTCCCTCACAATATAATTTATATGGGCGGTATACACCGCCCATAGTTACTTAAAAGACTTAGAAGTGTGCTTCTGAATCCTTACCGTTTTTATTATTTGTGGGCTCACCATGTTTCGCTAGAACGTTTCCTTTAGAAACGCTATCAGAAAAAGATTTAGCTTGTTGATACAATGCTACATCTTGAACGGGGCCTACTAAATTAACTTCCCAACCAAACCATGTTCCTTTGTCATTGGATAGCTGAACTGTTTTTAATTTATACACATGACTAAAAGAAGCCGGAGTATATAAACCATTAGTACCTTTTAGTTTGATACTAGCCATCATACTATTCCATTTTCTACTAATTTTTAATTGAGTAGATTTCATAGTAAGTAGCGCCGAAGAAGGCGAGTTGCCATTCACAATTAAAAAATGACTAGCTGTCTTTTCAATATAGTTACCATTAGGTAATCTATCTTTCCAAGATGCGTCTCTTTTTGTTTGTGATAGGATATCACTAGAGGATGGATGTATTGCTACTGGAGCACCTCCACCTTCACCCCTTTCTTGCCATTCAACATATTCCAATCTGTAGTGACATGGAATTACATCAATTCCTTTTTCACCATCAAATAGTTCTCTGGTAACAGAATTAAAAATCATTCCAGGTTCTGCACCTTGAACATATTTTCCATCTCTCTTATTTACTTCTGGAGATAACTGTCCCAAAACTTTCAAGAAAGGTAATGCTAAGTCTTCATGACTTAAATTATTCAATCCTTGATTTGCATCATCTTCAAAAGATATTTTAGATAATGCACCTGCTGCAACTTTAACAGCTACCTCAGTCTTCTTCTCTATCGTTCCTTGTTCCATGGTTCTTGTTTCCTTTTCCATTGTTATTGTTTCCTTGTTATTTTGGTTCGGTTTCCTGCGAACACATTAAATAGTTCCGTGGGCATCTCTTTACCAGATTCGAGACGCTCACGGACTAGTGCTTTAAGTGTCATGGGTTCAACCTTTAATTTCTGGGATGGTTGAAACCCTTGACCTTGTGCAAGGGTAGCATACGCTATTGCCTTGTTATCTTCGTTTCGGCCAAAAGAAACAGTGATCTCATTTTTAATAAGATCACCCAAGCCGTTACTACGAAGCCATTCAAATGCTTCTTCTTTTTTCTCTGCTGAGATAGAAGCACCGTAGACGGGTTTGACTTCTACAGCCGAACCGTCTGCTAATTTTAATGTAGAGATATTTAATTCCAACATCATGGTAGGAATTACTTCTCCAGAGACAACATCTGCTTGCTGCTTAAGAGTTTTTAATTCCTCTTCTTTAGCAAGAATATGGTCCTCCAAATTCTTTAACTTTTCTACTTGATCAGATAAAGATTTTTTATCGTTGTCCGTAGACATCTCTAAAACTTCTTTTTTATCTTCCTCAAAATTTATACTCATAACTTATTTCCTTTCTTTCTGGGTTAGTAATGTGTGTATATATATAATTACATAAGAGCGGATGTCAAGCTTAATCTTCAATCTTTCCTTTTTCATATAAATTGATTTCTATAGGATAATATGTTTTTTCTTGTCTATCCCACTTTAATAGATTAAATCTACCACCGGTTGCATCTGCGACAATTGCGCACGCCACCCCAATAATTGCTGGATCTCCTGTTAATAACAAATGATCTGTTTCTTTATAGTCTTTTAATAATTTTCTTAATTTAAAAATAAGGGGTCCAGGGGATAAAATAATTTGAGAGAATTCTGGAAGAAGTGTGACAATTTTTCCATACTTCTGTGCACCCATAATATTAAATTTAGGAGCACCAGATCTAGTTCCTGGTAATTCTTGAATAACGTAAACTGTATTTTCCATACTTTCGCTTGACAACTAAATATGGTTTATTGTATAGATTGTCAATACAGAAAGAAGAATATTATTATGGACTATAAGTTTAAAACTAAGCCCTATGCACATCAAATTACTGCATTGGAAAAGTCGTGGAACAAAGAAGCATTTGCATACTTCATGGAAATGGGCACGGGTAAATCTAAGGTACTTATAGACAACATCTCCATGCTTTATGATAAAGGTAAAATAAATGGGGCATTAATTATAGCACCAAAAGGAGTTTATCGGAACTGGTTTGATTTAGAAATACCAAATCATATGGCTTCTCATGTAGAGAAAGATGTAGTATTATGGCGCGCCACAATTAATAAAAAACAACAAACGGAACTCAATACATTATTTGAATCTACAGAAAAACTTCATATTCTTATTATGAACGTAGAATCTTTTTCTAGTGAAAAAGGTTTAAAGTTTGCAGCTAAATTTCTAAGTTGCCACAATACATTGATGGCTATAGATGAATCTACTACTATTAAAAATCCAGAAGCTAAAAGAACTAAAGCAATTGTTGGGTTGGGTAAGCATGCTAAGTACCGAAGAATATTAACAGGATCTCCTGTAACTAAAACACCTTTAGATTTATATAAACAATGTGAATTTTTAGACGACGGTCTATTGGATTTCACGTCTTATTATGCTTTTCGAACTAGATATGCAGTAATGAAATCTGCAAATTTTGGAGGTCGTTCTATTCAAATAGTAGTTGGTTATAAAAACTTAGCCGAACTATCGGAGAGAATAGAAAAATTTTCTTACCGAGTATTAAAAGAAGATTGTTTAGATTTACCGGATTATACTTTTATGAAAAGAATTATTCAATTATCCCCTGAACAACAAAAAATATATTACCAAATGAAACAAATTGCTTTAGCTCAATTTGATGGAAAACTAATGACAACGGCTACCGCTCTAGTTCAATTAATGAGACTGCATCAAATCACTTGCGGTCATTTTACCGCTGATGATGGAACTATAAAAGATATTAAGAATGAACGATTAAGTACCTTAATGGATATTTTAAAAGAAGTAGAAAACAAAGCTGTGATATGGGCTCATTATAAACATGACATCAAAACCATTGTGGCAGCCATAGAAAAAGAATATGGAAAAGATTCTTATGT